AGGTGTAAAAGTGGAAGATGGTATCGGCGTAGACGATATGATCAAAAGGGCTGGACTAGATTGGAATGTCAAAAAAATTCCTGCGACAGCAGAATTTGAAGGACAAAGAATCTATTCTGGTCATGATATGTTGGTAAGGGAGTCTGATGGACAACCTTTAGACATGGTTAAAGAGAACTGGGTTCCAGTTCAGAATGCTGACGCTTTTGAATTCTTTAGAGAGTTTGTTGAAGCAGGCGACATGGAGATGCACACAGCTGGATCTCTTCAAGATGGTAAAAGAGTTTGGTGCTTAGCTAAAGTAAAAGACGACTTTACTATTAATGGTAAGGACTTAGTAGAATCATATCTACTATTGACTAACCCTCACATGTATGGACGAGCAGTTGATATTAGGTTCACTCCTATTAGAGTTGTTTGTAATAATACATTAACACTTTCTTTAGCTCAGAAAGGAGACTATCAAGTTTCAATGAGTCACAAGAAAGCATTTGATGCTCAAGAAGCTAAAGAGCTTTTAGGTATTGCAAAAGGTAAGATGGAAACGTACAAAGATATGGCTACATTCTTATCCGGTAAAAGATACGGTCAAGATGACTTACAAGCATACTTTGCTACAGTGTTCCCTAACCAGAACCCTAAGCTAAAAGGTCTTGGTTTTGATCCTACTTCTACTGAGGACTTCAAGAAGTTCGCATCTAAGAATGCTAAATCAGCAATGGACATTGTAAGAACTCAGCCTGGTGCTCAGTTTGCAGAAGGTTCATACTGGCAAGCATTTAATGCAGTCACGTATATGACTGACCATGTTCTTGGAAGAGAGAACGATACAAGACTAGCTTCTAGCTGGTATGGTGTTAACAAGACTAAAAAAGTTAATGCCTTAGAGACTGCTCTTAAGTTTGCGGAAGCGGCTTAAGTAGTTTTTAAAACGAACGAAGGGTCTTACGGCCCTTTTTTCGTTGACTTAAATATAAATATACATTATAATATACATTAGAATATGGATTACAAAGTAGATCAAATTATCAACGAAGACGATAGACACGGATTGATCGATCTGTATAACTCTATACCTTCAAGGGTTGCTCATCAAGACTATAACTTATACAAGGTTGATAAAAGAAATCTTAGATCCGAACAATTCAACGAAGCAATAAACAAACTTGTAAAATATTCTAAAAGAGAATCATACAGTCATTATTTTGTAATGTATGAAAAAGGATCATATACAAAAATACATTCTGACAACGATGAAGACGTTGGTCTTACTATCGTCACATTAGTAGACACGGTAGATTTGGTAGGTGGTGATACGTTAGTATATGTAAACCGTCCAGATGACGAGAAGACTGGTTATCAAAAAGGCGAAGATCATAAAGGAAGAGTTGTACCAAAAATTGTACAGATGGATGTCGGGGACTCTGTTATATACGACAGAAGTTTACTACACGGAGTTACCCAATTAGACAAAGGCAAGCGGTTAGTGTTAGTTAGCTGGTTTAAGAAATGAAGAGACAAGTATCGCCAAATTTTCAAGAGTGGTACGATAAAAGTCGTGAGTGGGGATTTGGTGTCTATAGACAAATATATAGACCTAACCCGACAGCATTAGAAGTAGCAGAGCAATATCTTTATTCTAAGAAAAGAGGTTTTCTTACCAAAGATGATGCTGATAATTACAACAACAGATGGCTTCAATTTGATGGGTCATATATTGGACAGTTTGACGAATGCTACAGATTTATGAGTATGCGCTTTGGTATACAAGAGGCTCACATTTATGCTAACTGGAAAATGGACGGACATAGTTATGGAAGACACAATGATGTTATGGATGTAATATTAGTACAAATGTGGAACAAAACAGCATATTGCGTAGAAAGTGATAACCAACATACCAGTTTTACGTTGTCACCAGGAGACGCTTTATATATAAAGGCCGGGGTATACCATACTCCAGTCATATTAGGTGAACGAGCAACAATGTCATTTAGTTGGAAATAATTGTTGACTTTATCTACAAGATAGCTTAAAATAGCTATATTGAATCGCCACACTTCTGGTAGTGTGGCAGTGGTAAGACAAGCAGGAGCGGGGGTTTGTCGGATATACGCGCGAGGGTACAAACGAGGGGCGACGATATCATCTTTGAGGTAATTATGGATCCAAGTGAATTAATAGAACATTACAAACACAAGCACGAATCAGATCCTATGTTCTCAAAAGGAAGTTCATTGTTTAAACACGTTCCTTACTTAGCAAGAGTTGTAAAAGATCATAGAGTAAAAACACTTTTAGATTATGGATGCGGTAAAGCATTCTTTTGGAAATGGAGTTACAGTAACGCAATATTAGATACCGAAACCTTGCATAAGACTATGTACGATCCAGCTGTTAAAGGACGGGACATATTGCCCAAAGGTCGTTATGATTTAGTAGTATGTACAGATGTGTTAGAACATTTACATCCAGCTGATACTAACGAAGTAGTAAAAAGATTAATAAGGTATACAAGAAGACATTTGTTTTGCTGCATTGCATTAACAGAAGCTAAAAAAACATTCCCTGATGGTACCAATCTACATACCAATATACACACCCAACAGTGGTGGGAAGAATTGTTTGAGAAAGAGGTAAATGATTATGAAAGTAAATATGGATCATACATATCGTATAAGCTATCGTTCAATGATGAGGTATTCACTTAATGCCTAATAATCCATATACTAAATTTAGATTAGATGATCCTTATTCTGGTTACAAAAAACATAAGCTAGAAACTAGAACCGATCCCCTTGTTATTAATTGGAAGGGAAAGATAGGATACGGAGACTTTATTAGTCCTATATCTTATGCTATGAATATGGCTGATTCCAATAGCACAGATGTTGTTTTAAGGTTTCATTGGCCGCAATCTGGTCCAAGCAAGTTCAAAGAAACTGACAGCGAGACTTATCAACAAATAATAGAACAGACATACAACATTCTTCAAAAGCCTGTGTTCTTTGATGTTCAAATAGAACATGTTTACGATTCCAAAATATCATACAATCATGATAACTATGACATGGGCAAGACTGACAGTGATTGGTTTAGATGTCACAACTTAAGATTTGCTACTACAGGCATGAACGACTATGACAACGTACATGAGAACTGGAAAAACGTTACTATGGTCACATCAATAAAGCACGAGCAGCCTCTTCATGAGTATGCTAAAAACAAAGCATGGAAGGATCCGTTAGGAAGAACTCCTAGTGGATTTGCTTGGCCAAAGGTTGGTGGTCTTATACAAAAACGTGGTTGGAATTTAAAACATGTTCATTATGAGACTAAAATGGAAACGGTTATTAAGAAGATGCAGAGCAGTGTAGGTGTCATTGGATATCATGGTGCTCATATGTGGATTGCAAGAATGTTAGGATTGCCTATGATTATTTTTAGTCAAAAGGAACTAACTGAGCATGCGTTTCCATGGTGTATTAGATTTAATTATTACAGCGACTTTCATCCCGAGAATATTGAGGAATATTTTCAGAGGTCTGTTGCAAAAAGAGAGGAGATAAGAAATGCCCACAAGTACTGGCTCACAAGCCCAAATCTTTATAGGGTACGACCAAAGAGAACATAAGGCGTACGAAGTATGTGAACATAGTATTCAACAAAGATCTAAAATAAAGATCAACAAGTTGTTTAGTGAGGACATAGAAACATATAACAGAGACTGGGGCGAACCTATGTCGACAGATTTTACATTTACAAGATTCTGGGTTCCTTCTTTAAGCAACTTTAAAGGATGGAGTTTCTTTTGTGATTGCGACTTTCTTTTCTTAGCTGATCCGTTAGAGATATTACAGAACGTTGATGATAGTAAAGCCGTATATGTTGTAAAGCATCCAGGCTACATTCCCAACAGTCAAATAAAAATGGACGGGATACCACAACACAGAGCATTTAGAAAAAATTGGGCCAGCTTTACATTATTTAATAATGCACATCCAAAGAACCAAGTGCTCACACCAGACTACTTAAACAATCATAGACCTGGATTAGACTTCCATCAATTTAGATGGTTAGATGATGAAGATATTGGATCCTTGCCCTTAGAGTGGAACTGTTTAGATGATTATTACCACTTAGAGAATCCAAAAGCAATACATTATACAGATGGGGGACCTTGGTTTGACAACTATGAGGAAACTTCTTATAGTGATCTATGGATAAAAGAACGAGATGAAATGGATAATATTCTAACATTGAGAAACAAAATAAACAATGAACAAGTATAACGACGTTACAGTAATAATGACTTGGTATGGCCAAGAAGACCATTTGTATGCACAGATGGAGTTCTATAATCAGATGGCTCAAAAGTATAAGTATAGACCAAGATTAATTGTCGTCAATGATGGCCACGAAGAGGGTAGACAATATTTTAGAGATACCATTAATATTCATAAAGAGAGATTTGATATTATAGGAATAGATGTGATGACAGATGTTGGATTCAACTCTCATGCATGTAAGAACCTAGCCATGAAGTTTGTGAAAACTGATTGGGTACTTCTTTCCGATGTTGATTGTTATGAGAGTGCAGGCATGTATCACTACTTGAGATTCGAAAAGGAACTAGATCTTGACAAGTATTACGTTCCTAAAGCTGATATGGAGTCGCCTGAATCAATGGAGTCATATGAGCTGCTATGCAAAAAAGGTATTATAAAATATATTACTCATCCAAACATTTGGATAATGACCAGAGAAGCATTTTGGTCTACAGGCGGTTACGATATAGAATTCCAAGGAGTGAGACATGGTGATGGAGAATTTTATCTCGGCATTGGTAGACCTGGTTATAAAGAATGGGACTATGAGCTGTTGTCTAATAATGATAAACATCGTATAATAGTAAAAACGCCTAAGAGAGATCCGTTCTATATTAGACAAGAAAAAGAGAAGCAATCTAAGGCATCAGAACTAATAGATTATGTAAGAATTAGAAACAGGAGCCCGTATAGGAAATATCGAAAGACTCTATACAACTTTCCATACGAGACAATATAATGGCAAAAGAAGTAGAATTAAAAGTAGTAAGTTCATCTGAGTTTGCTAAAATGATCAATGAGACGGTTATGGAGAGTAAGGGACATATAAACCACTTAGAAGCAGTGCAAGAATTCTTAGAGCAAAATGAAGAAATAGAACCAGAAACAATTGCATCATTAATACAAAGAAACCAAAAATTAAAAGCAGTATTATATCAAAATGCAGAAGGACTTAACCTAGTAGAAAAGAAGAGCAGACTTCCAATTGATGAGGGGTAGAATAGCAAGAGTGGAACCATATGATGCATATGTAAAGTACTTGGCACTAAAGTCTCATTTTAGTCAAAAGAACTATGATTACATCAAATACAACGGCAAGGTAAAAGCCTGGCGTACCACTTTTGAGACCAGGAAGGACAAATACTTCTTCTACAAACTAAGCAAGATGAAGGATCCAGTAGAGTTCTTAATTGCTAACTTCATTGATAACGACGACTTTTATGTAGGCAATATTAGAGACGATAAAGCTAACGAAGTCTATATGGAGTTTAAGAAAAGACAACAAGCTCTATCATACACTTTCAAAAGTGATATATCCAAAATGAAAGAGGACTTTAATGATAACATTATTGTACCTGAGAACGAACATCCATACCTATTAAGGTTATACATGCGAAAAGATATTTGCATTGAAACGTTGACTTTAATTAATAGATGTGTTAAAATATTCAACTATTGGGATAAGGAATTAGAAGGCGACATTATGTGGCCAACTATTAAAATGAAAGCTGAAAAGTTCTCACCCTTTCTTAATGTTGACATAAATAAGTATAGAGAGATTATTCTTTCTAACTTTAATAAAACGTAATATAACGACATACAACGCGATATACCGCATACAGGAGAAATACTATGTCTGATTCATTTCAAGCGCTTAAGCGCAATCGAACCGAGGGCTTTGACAAGCTAACTCAATCTTTAAATAAACTCAATCAAAAGTCTAGCGGACCTGGACCTGATGATCGTTTCTGGAAACCAGAAGTCGACAAAGCAGGAAACGGATATGCTGTAGTAAGGTTCTTACCTGAGACTGAAGGAGAGGATGTACCATTCGTAAGAATTTGGGATCATGGATTCCAAGGACCAGGTGGATGGTTTATTGAAAATTCTTTGACTACCTTAGGTCAGAAAGATCCAGTATCCGAGTACAACTCAATGTTGTGGAACTCTGGTATTGAATCTAATAAGGAAAAAGCTAGAAAGCAGAAAAGACGTCTATCGTTTATTTCTAACATCTATGTTGTTAAAGATCCCGCTAACCCAGACAACGAAGGAAAAGTGTTCCTTTACAAGTATGGTAAAAAAATCTTTGACAAACTAAATGAGGCCATGAACCCTCAGTTTGAAGATGAGAAGCCAGTTAACCCATTTGATTTATGGGAAGGTGCTGACTTTAAACTTAAAATTAGAAATGTAGAAGGATACAGAAACTATGACAAGTCTGAACTTGATATTCCAGCTCCATTGTTCGATGAGGATGATGAGCTAGAAGCAACATGGAAGTCTCAGAACAAACTTAATGAGTTTACTGATCCATCTAACTTTAAAACTTATCAAGAACTTCAAACAAAACTTAATAGAGTTCTAGGTTTAGATGGAGCTGCTCCAAGCACTACTGCTGAAAGCAACTTTACAGCTGAACCACCAGCAGAGATTCCATCTGCGCCAGCTGCTGCTCAACCTGAGATGGCTGCTACGGAAGATGAGTCTTTGGACTTTTTTAAGAAATTAGCAGAAGACTAATTTATTCGGGTGGGCTACGCAGGAATGTGGTGGCCCATCCTGTTTAGCAGGCTACTTTTCTGGCCTTGCATAATAACAGTTTTATTCATAGAGCTTATACTACTAGGAGCATTAATACTGTTTAATGTTGCACTGCCTCCACCGCCACTACTCTGAGATGACTCTCTAGCATTATCATTAGCTGTTGTTTGACCTGATATTGTCTCTCCACTAGTTGATCCAAGACTTGCTAAGTCTCCATCACTAGTTGAGGTTTCAGGCGTTAGCAATCCAGCAAGTGATTTAGAAGCCTTCTTACTTAATAGTACTCTTTTACCATCTTCATTGTTAACAGCATATCTGCCTCTAGAATTTTCTTCGAGTACAGTTACGGTAGTGCCTCTTAGCTTTCTTGGGAAAGATCTGTCATCTGCAGGAATCTTAACAGCCATAACAGCTCCACCATCTGATCCATCTGAAGGAGCAGAACCTTCTGGAACCGCATCATTAGAACTTACTGATTCTCCATCAGGACTTTTCTCTGCTAAATCTTTACCTGAATTTTTAGATGCTTCAGACTCTTGAGTTATAGAACTACCAACACTCATTACCTTACTGAATGTAGCTTTAAATGCTTCCTTAGGAGACTTTCCTCCTGGCAATAATGCGCCTAAAGCTGCTCCTATTCCAGCAGCTAACGCGATTGGAAATAAAGCTATTTTTCTAGCAACATCAGCAACCATTCTTAACGCATTGACCATCATGTCAACAATTCCACCAAAACTAAAGTCAAATCCATCTAGCTTCTCTTTAACACCCTCAAAGCCTAAAATGCCGGCAATCCATCCAATCAAATCTTTAACAAGATTAAGAGGCGCTGCTATTAAGAAATCTAGTAGTCCCGTTACTGCGCCTTTCAACCCAGCAAATATCTTATCTGCCATAGAGCCTTCGTTTTCTGTAAAACCAGAAATAGCTCCTTTTAAGGTTTCAAATATACTAAGAAGTACTGTTAAAGGAAAGAATACTTTACTTACTACAGCTGCAACTTTAGCAGCAGTGGCTGTTATTGTTTTAAAGATGTTACCAAAAAAGCTAAGTTTTTTTCCAAACCCTTTAAAGAAATTACCTATTTTTGTAAAGAAATCTTTTATCTTTGTTATGCCTTTAGAAAGACCACTGTTTCCCTTAAACGAAAACAAGCCTTTAACTTTGCCTAAGAAGTTTTTAAAAATCATTGCTAGCTTTTTAGGCACACCCATTAATATTAAATTAAGTGCTTTTGCCCAACCTGCAACAATTCCTCCAATAGTACCAAGTATAGCACCAAGCATAACTGCTATTGCTCCAGCGCCTCCAGTCTTTACTTTATCAGGTGGCGCATCAGTTGGGGCAGGTGTGTTAAAAATACGTTCATCAGCATTTGGATCAACTAGTGGTGGTTTTAAAACATCTTCGCTACCTTCAGCCATTGATGTAGCAATTGATTCTGATGCTTCTGCTGATTCTTTTGTAGCATCTGCTAATTCACTAAGTTCTGTTGATAATTGTTCACCAATTTTTTCAAATACATCTTCTTTAGATTCAGTCTCTTTATTTGCATCAGGAATGTCTTCCATTTGCTCAAAGTCTAATTCTGCTTTAGCAACTAGTTCACCAACGCTAAAGCCAATTTGATCCGTTGCTTCTTTAATAGCTGCTAAAGTATTAGTTGCAGCAGCAAGGTTGCTATCCATTCCAAATAATTTGGGCAGCAATTCGGTCTTAAGGTGATTTACAGAGTTAATTAAATCGTTTTGACCTTCAACATGTACTAGACTTGGCAATGCCATTATTTTTTACCCATTGCCTGCGCACCAAAGAAAGCAGCAACAATACCAGCAACAGCAACAAAATATGTTGGTGCCATACTGCCTAATGTTTTCTGTGCTTCATCTAGTCCCACTAAAGATGCAACTACTACTGCAAAAGGATATAACAATAAACCGCCTAAAGCAAACCAAGTCATGTTTCTCTGTGCATCACGCATTGCATCAGCATCCTCAAGCTCTTTACGCTTGAATTCTAAATACATTTGCTCTTCTTGTTTAGACACTTTACCATCACCGTTAGTGTCTGCTGGGTGATGACCACTTGCTTTAATTTCTTCTTCCATTACCTGCTCCTTTGCTGTTTCTGTGCTTCGTGCCTCTCTTTCTCTTTCTGGAGCCACTCTTGCAACAGTGAAACATAGATATCCCTTTCGTAGGGTATCAGATTTTCTAATTCTGTTATACTATATTTATGATGCTGAACCAGTGCAAAGACCGTTTGATAGTAATTTGCCAGCGAATTATGGCTCAGCAGTATTAAAAAAAATCAGCGATTCCGTTCAATACAATCTTTCTATCATTGCCTTCTTTGTTTTTATAGTTAAGTTCATAGGTAAGTTTAGGTAAAGTATCAAAGAACTCTTTTAGCTTTTCAAACCTTTTTATATCAAAACTCTTAATAAAAGACAACGCCTCTTTAGTAGTAAAGTCATCATATACATTCTCATCATCATACACAACTTCTAAACAACCTGCTATTAGTTTAAATATTTCTTCGTTATCAGGTTCTTTATTATCTCCTACATTCATTCCAGCTTTTGCCATAATACCGATTGTAGGATCTTTAAGTTTAATTGTTAGCTTATCATCAATAGCTATTTCATTACTATGGGTTTCGTCTATAGTTGGAGTCAACTCATCAAGGTTAACATTAAACTTATAAACTTCATTGTCTTCAACATCTCTGTATTGAAGCTCAACATAATTTTGTATAGACTTTGATCTTAGTTGTATAAACAACATCTCAAGGTCTAAAGAAGGTAGGTCAGAAACATCTAAATCTTTAGGTGTTAAAACCACGTTTGAAACTACTTGTTTCATTGCATTTATTTGCGCACCAACATCCGACTCTTTACCAATCAGCAATAGCTTTTCTTCTTTCACAAGGAAAGGTCTAAATGTTATTTCTAATCCTGATACTGGTAAGGTATATTCAAAGGTAGGTTGATCAATTTTTGGTAAGGCCATTATATTTCTCCATTATTTAATTAATTCTTTCCGCCTAGGGTTCCAAGGAAAGTTTGTGCATTACTTACTATATTTATAGCATCTCCCACATTGTTGGGTGTCTTCATTGAAGATATTAGTGATGTAGCTGATTGACCCAATCTCAGTAGTCTTTCAAAACCACCCA